TACCTATTCGTGACGCCTTGATCGGGACTACTAAGTTCTGCGCTTGGCGTTCTAGGGCGGCTGTTGACCAAGCCGTAACTGCGATGTTGAGGTCGACTACGGGAGGAGACATCCTCTCAATCGACTTCAGTAATTTTGACGCCTCCATTCCAGAGGAGGTTTTGCGTCGCATGTTTAAGATCCTCCGCTACTGGTTCCACGGTTCAGCCTCTCAACTTGTGCGATGGTGCGAGGAATCGTTTATTCGCACTGGACTCTATATCCCTTGCGTTCCAGGTGACTACCTGGACGGTAGGTATAGGCAAGGGGGGGTTCCGTCAGGTTCGGTTCTTACGAATCTGATCGACAGCATGGTTAACTTCTGGGCTGTTACGTATGCAGCACACCGCCTTGGCGTTTGCGTGGAAGAATGCTTACTACAAGGCGATGATGGAGTTTATCGCTTCAAAGGTGAGATTAACTTTGAGGCGTTGTCGGACGTGCTGTTGGTTGAGTTGGGCTTGATTATGTCCCCATCTAAATGTTTGATATCATCCCGAGAGGTGTCGTATCTGCAATCTACGCACAGCCTCGACTGGGTGGTGTCCGATGTTTGCGTCGGCGTTAGGCCGATTATGCGCTTCCTATCCGGGAACTTTCGTAAGTTCCCGCTGGAAGGTGATCCGCAGTGGGGAGAAGTTCTCAGCGCAGTACGTACCCTCCAACAGCTGGATAATTGCTCGGGGCATCCATGTTTCGAGCAAGCTTGGCGGTTGGCGTGGGAACATGACTTTGAGAATATGTACGATGCGATAATCCGGTTGTGTAATAACGATTCGGATCTTCGTAGTCGTGCGTCTCGAGTGCGTGCTTTACGAGCAGGTGGCGTCAGTACTACTGTAGACGAGCTTTATAAGTCGCCTACTGTCTGCGCCATAAGGGCTGCCTTTCCAACGGTTTTCTCGCACGAAGGTACGTAGTTTTAAATCGACGCGCTAACTAACGCGCACAATTGGTAGGTGGGGGGCTTGTGGTAACGCGCAGGTCTAGTCCACCGCTCATTGGTCGTCCAGTTTACTGAATCTGGTTAATATCAGCTTCTCTCTGTTGGAGGACGTATGTTTGTG